TGGGTCACTAATAGCACCATCATCTACACTACCGTTATAAGTTCCGTCTGAATACCCCCATGTTGGTTGGCCATTGTAATAACATTCTGTTTTAGTAAGAACCATTGTTGTGGCACCACTATTTCCACCAGCTTCTGGTACTCTAATTGACCCTAAATTTAAATGAAGAGTTATCTTATTATAATTGTATATGTCTACTCTATCTGCAGAGGCTCCTGAAAGTGATGAGGTAGATACTTTGGCAGTATTACCTAACCCTGTATTTTTATCTGATTGAAATCCCATATTGATTAATTTTTTATATTTTTATTTCTATAGATAAATATATTACTACAAACAAAAAAACTATTATTATTCTTCGTTTTCTTTTTTTGTTGACGAAAATGAAAAGAATTCATTATCTTTTAGTTCTTCTGTAATTAATTTTTTGGTTTTTTCCTGCATGGTTACTATAGTTTCCTTATTCTTTAAGCTTAATTTACTTTTAGTAAAAAATGTCATTTCACACTTCATAAATGATTTTTTACCTAATGATATTCCACTACTTCTTAAATCTAAGTCTACTATCATATTAGTTTTAAAATTATTCTCATCTATTAGTCGTGTCATTCGTGTTTTCAGTAACTTTCTAAAATTCTTAACCACACAGCCCCAACAATTATATTCTTTAATGGGTTGTGCCCAACTCGAGAATTGTACATATATAGATTTCAAATTTTTAGAGTCCACAGTGCCTATATGTGCTTTAAATTCTGGGTGAACTTTAATTGGGATTGTTTTTCCTGTTTTCATACCTGATTTTCTTTAATAGAAGTATAGGTATTTAAGGTCGTTAGTTCAAATCTGAATTAAGTTGTTTTAACCTTAATAAGGACAGTTTATCATTTTTCATTTTTAAAACAACGTTCTTGGTTTGTGTTAGTTTTGCCTTTAAAGTTTCTTCTTTACTTTCTTTAACTAAAGAATTAATTCTACTTAAAACATTGTCTTTTGTGGTGTTAATTTCTTCTTTTAAACTTTCTTTTTTTACATTCAAAATTTCAGATAGAAGTTCTTTGTCATTTTGTGATAGTTTTGAAAACTCCTTATTATAGTTTTCCGATAGTGTGTAAGCTAATGTTTTTGGTGTTAATAAAGTCCCTAACCTTTTTATTGGGTTTTTATTTATGATACTTTCTACTAAATTCTTTTTTACATTTAATTTATTAGTAATATTTCTAACTCCTTTTTTATAAATTAAGTAATCCAAACCTTTATATATTTCATTATTTGATTCTTTAATTAAGTGGGTTCTTCTACTGAATACATTTTCTAATATGTTACAAACATTTTTAATAGATGTGATTTTAGGTCTTAAATAATTAATAGACTCGTTTATATACTCATTCACCTCAGACTTATCATTAAACTTTTTTTGTTCAATATCATTATATAATGTAAAAAATTCTCTAAATGGTTTTGACATTTTTAATGCCCCCATTATTATATGAAAATTTTCTTTAAATAATTTTTTATTGTGATAGGAATTTTCTAATATAGAATCTATATTTTTTTTGTAGTGGCTAAATGGTTTCATAAATACTTTTTTAAATAAATATCTACTCTTTAACTAAATCGTCTATCTCTTGATTAAGTTTATCTATCTCTTTATTGGCTTTTTTAGCCATTTCTTCTAGATTTGGTAAATTGATTCCTTTATTTTCAAGTATTAGTGGTAAATCCCTTTCTCTATTATAGTTTTCTGCTGCTGCTTCACCCCCTTCATCTCCTACATCCATTGGCGGTGGTGGTGGTCCTCCCATTCCACCCATTGGTGGTGGTGGAACACCTTCTTCTCCTCCTGGTAAACCGCCTTCATCCCCTTCTTCTTCAGTACCTTCTATATCACCATATAATTTGTCTATTTGATTAAACACACCTGTTTTCTTAATTATGGTTGCTGTATCTTCTAATTCTTTAGCTATTGCTTTCTCAAATCTTTGTTGTTGTAAATCTAATTTAATTTCTTCATCACTCATACCTAATACATGTTTTTTGGCCCAAGTTGCTGATACTGGAGAAATTCCACCACCTGGGTCACTTACAGCATCTTTATATAGGGTAATCTTACTTTGCCAAGCCTCTAACTTAAGTAATTCAGATTGTGTAGATGGGTTTGTTAAACCCAAAGCAAAATTATCTAGTTCTTCATCAAACCCTAAAACATATAAATGTATAATAGCTATCTTATTTAACTCCGCTACAATACATTTCTGGATTCTATTAATTGTTCTTGCAAATCTAATATCTAGTAAAGCTAGATTTTTACCTTCACCAACTACCTCTTCAAATCCTAAAAATGCTTTTGGTATTCTAAGCGAAGCTAATAATTTCTTTTGTATGTATTCAATATCTGCAATCTCACTTAAATTAGTTGCTCCAGGTAAAGTCTCTATAGGACTAGGAGCACCATGGTCTCTTACAGGTATAAAGAAATCTTGGTCGACAGCCATTTGATTATATCGTAAATCTACTTGACCGTTATTAGGGTCAACTATTGGGTCTCTTTTAAACTTATTGGCTACTCTTTGTACGTAAGCTTCAACATCCTTATCGTCCATATTACCAACAAATATCTTAAAAATTCTACGTTCGGGTGCTCTAGCCGTTCTATAAACTAACATAGCATCTTCTGCTAATAATAATTGTTTCCAAACTCTTCTAGCTTTTTCTAACATAGAAGTTCCATAAGGTAATCTTCTATCATCACCTAAAAGTCTAAAATGTGCCATTTCCCATGAATTTAGTTCCAAGGACTTATCTTTCCAAATAAATTTTACTTTTCTTTCTTTTTCTTCTTCCCCGTCTGAAGTTTGATGTGGGAAAGACCCAGCTTCTACTCTTTCTATTTCCACGTTAGGTAATTGTCTACACCCTATAACACCTCTTTCTGGGTCTATTTTTAAAAAAACAAAATTATCACCATACTTTGCGGTGTTTCTAATCCACATTGGTAGGTTGGTGTTAATGTCTAGTATGTTGTTAAATAAGTCGGCTAGTATTGATTTTATTCTAGAGGATTCAGAATATATGGATAGTATGTGGCCATCTTCAGATGGTGTCGTAGATTCCTCACCATAAATGTCTAACGCGGCAGAAATCTCTGGTGTAAACTCCATTGATTCATAATCGTAATACGAGGCCAGCCTAGTTGGTTCATAGTAAACCGACTGTGTATAAATTTCATTTTCTACTTTCTGCCATTGATTAGAAAGGTAGACTGTTTGCTGTGCTGTTAATTTTTCTTTTTCAAATTGAGCTTTAGAAGTTGTTTTTAATAAATCTTGTTTATTAAATTTATATCGTGTATATGTAGGACTTTCTTGTCTAGGTCCATCTGGACCAAACATTTTACCTAATCTCTGAAATATTGTTAAATTTTCTGCCATATCTTAATAGTAATAATTTTATTATAAATAGTGAATACCCTTACCTTTTTTTAGCACCCCCAAATAACCAACTATATTCTTTATACATTTGTTCATTGGTTACGTGTGGTCTTACTCTTGGGGTTAGAGTTTCTGAATCTCGTATGGGATGTAAGTCTATGAGGGTTTCTTTTCTGTCTTCTGTAATATCTACCCAACTATTTAACATTGCTTTTGTCATATCATCCGATTTTTTCAATTGGGTGAATGAGCTTTCCCCAACATAAATTGCCATAGCTAGTGCCATTATTAAATCGTCATGTTTTCCTTTCATGTGGTTTGGTTTACCCTTTACAAAAACAAAAGTATAAAGTTCATTTAATAGTCTATGCGATTTTACTATAAACCCATGTCTTAAAGCCTCTTCAAGAGCGGAAACAATTTGTGTCCTTTTATTATTAAAAGTTATACCTGGTATTTTTTCTAATAGTTTAGGGTTGTATTTCCATTTATCAGCTGTATTAGCTCCTTCCACATATAAATCTCTATAACCTAATTCTTGTAATTTTCTAGCTGTTGCAACACCCATACCACCAGTTATATCTATTACAATATATGCTTTGTATATGTTACCCCATTTAAAAGCTAAGTCCGCAGCTAAATCAGGTGGTATTTTACCAAGATACTCCATAACTTGTTTTCTCTCCTCAAAATCAATAACACATATAGATGTAAAATCCTCAGAATCACCCCTAGATACATCAATACCCATAATGTACTTGTGGTCTAATTGAGCTTCTTCCCAAACCCAAAGTTGTCCACTGGCATACTTTTCTATAGGTTCTTCAATCATTTTTTCTTTTATATTATCTATAGTGGCTATTGGAATTACGTTATCGCCGGAACCTAGAAAAGCACTTTCTAGCTCCTGGGATATCTTTCTTCTGTCAAATTTTAATTTTTTACACATCTCTTCAAACCAAGAAGAATATGGTTTATACCCTTTTCTTTTTAAATCACTAAATTTATCTTGGTCTTTTTCTCCTAAGTTTAGACTATCATCATAGTCCTCTCTATTTAAAAGGTAATGAATAATATCTTTAGTCTTAACCCAAACTAAATCTTTAGTGAATCTTGGGTCGTTTTCCCAGTGTAATTCAGATATTACAAAATCATTTATTCCCTGGATTGATTGGTCATAAATCTCATAATAAATTTTATCGTATCCGTTTGGTGTTGATATGACTATTACTTGTCCCCCAGTAGATAAGGATGCCATACAAGCTGCCCATAAATCATCTCCAGTTTCAATATACGCAGCCTCATCAAATATTAGTATAGTGGGTGTATAACCCCTCAAAGCATCTACTGAAGTTGCTACAGCTTTAACCTCACAACCATTATTTAATTTAAAATGTCTTTGGGAATCTTTATCTTTTGAAAATCCTACATTAACCCAGTCAGGCCATTGATTTAAAAATTCTCTAACCTTATTTGTTAGTTCTTGTGCTGTATCTAATTTATTAGCTAGTATTAGTACTTTTTCTGGTTTAGACTTAGAAGCAAATTGTAGTTGTTTTGAAATCCATGCGGCTGTTGCTGTTGACACTCCAGCTTGTCTATATTTCTTAGTAATATTTTCATTATACTCTTCAAAATTATTTAACATCATTTCCTGTTCAGGAAAAAGTTTAAAGGGGACATATTTACTTTGGGTATTATCATATGTTTCTAGATACGTTCTTATAGCATAAGAACTATCTTCATAACATTTTGCATATTCCGTTATTAATTCTTCTTTAGTCATACTAATAAATATCGTAAAATAATGTGTAAAATAAAAGAGTAGTTGTGTTAATTACCTAAACTTTGTAAAAATCTTTTTTCTTCTGTTGATAAAGACTCCATACCAGAACGTGAAATCTTATCTAAGATAGTGTCTACATCAAAATCTTCTGGTTCATCAGAACCACCTATCAAATCATCTATGGTAAACCCACTAGGTTCAGTTGCCAGCATAGTAGAAGAATCATCATCGTTTGTATCAATTCCAACAGCCTCCTCATAGTCTTCTTCTTTTAATTGTTCTACAATTTCGTCTACTAATTTTTTAACTAACATCTTACCCTCATCACTACCTGATAACATTTTCTTTGCTAAATCTAAAAATTGTTCAGCTTCCAAACTAATAATTCTAAAATAAAGATAATTTTGTATTCTCCTGCTATCGTCATTTGTAATCAATTCTTGTGGATATGCCTCCATAAACTTTTCCCATATTACTGGGCCTAACCTTAAATCCCAAATTTCAGCTGGTAATGTATCTTCCATACCAATAACGTCTTCAGCAAAATCTGGGTCAGATGGTAATCCATGTGCAGAAACATACTCCATAACACCTTTAAATAATTCATGTACTAATATAGGAAATAAAGCGCCTTCAGCTTTTATGGTTGGTGGGTCTGTTTCCAAATCTAGTTCTTCTCTACCAGCACCCAAATCCTCACCTTCCCCCGCAGCCATTCTCATATCCATATCAGGCATCACCCAATACATTAAATCATTTACAGACATTAATAATGAGTACAAATTAACTAAATCAGGATTAATCTCATTTAATTTTTCCTCAACCATATGGTAAAGATATAAAGCTTTTTTAGATGACCCTTGTATTAAAGAATTAATAAATCTTCTTTTTTGTCTTTCTAAATCTAATTTTTGTAACCTATCTGCGGCTTCTTGTTCTTCTTCTGGGCTTTTAGGTTCTTCAGGTTTTTTGGGTTCTTTGGGTTTGTTTTGCATCCCTTCTAAACCAGGCTTTTTAAGTTGTGCATCAAACTGTAAATCTCCATCTGGAACATCTAAATTATCCATTACAACTTCCACAGCTAACTCTTCTAAAGCTTGTTTGTGTTGAGCTTCTATCTGCATAGTTCTCATTAAAGCTTGTCCCATCATTGGTTGTAATGACATTGTTGATGCTGGGTCAACGGTTTCTAGCCCCGTAGCTCTTTTAACTTTTTCTATAACATCTTTAAATCTTTTGGATGCTAGTAATTCTTCAAAGTTATCGGGAACCCCATCACCATCTACATCTGGAAAAGCCTGATGTCCACCCAATGGATGTTCACCAGTAGATAACTTTCTTTCAATGTCTGGTGACATTCTTTCACCGCCTTCGTAATCTATCGGAGCTTCTCTTAATCTTTTTTTTCTTCTCATATTAAGAATTCTCTGTTTGTGATTTTATATCATCAAACCCCATCCATTCTGGCATTTTATCTTTACCGGCTTTTGGGTTTGGTTTAACTTTTGGTCTTTCAAATGGCCCTCTTCTTCTTGTTGGTCTTGTTGGTGTTGTGGTCGGAGTTATTACTGGCGTTGGGGCTGGCATTTCTGTACCTACAGGTGCTCCCATATAAACTCCTTCAGTGTCTCTTTCAGTTTCTGCTAGTTCTTTTTCTTCCCTAACATTTAACCATTTTTCTAAATCATGGTGTTTTTTGTACTTGTCAGCGAAACTCAAGTCCGCATCTTCTTCGTCATCAAATAAATCACCATCACCTTCTGTAGCGTCAAACAGGTCATCATCTCCATAGAAATAGTCTGGATTATATCCTGGCAATTCTCTCCAATTGTCTGGTCTATCATCACCTTCACCACCAGATTCTTTTTCTCTTATCTCTTCTTCTAAATCTTGTGAATCTTGTATAGGGGCTCCATCCATATAAATGTTACCGTCTGTATAAATTATAATGTCCCATACAATCCCAGAATCAGATTCTAAAAATAAATTTAAAATATCCTCTTCTGGGTCTTCACCAGACTCTAACTCATCAACTTTTATTTCATAACCGTCTAATTCTAAAACGTACTTATTTAATTGTTCAAATGCGTATTCTTGTTCTACTGAACTGAATAGTTTGGTTCTTGGTTTTGGGTTATCCCCATATCCTATACGACCTGGGGCATGTTTTTTATTCTTTCTATCTCCATACTCTCTCCTCATTAGCTCCGGGTCTGAAGTCATTCCACCTATATCATCTTCTTTAATATTTTTAACTATCTCTATAAGTTTAGATTTAGTTAACCCTTTTTGTTCTCTAGTTATAACACCACCCATCCAGTCTTCAATCATTTCTTGTGTAATCTCTTCCTCTGTTTCATCTTTATCTGTAATAAGTTTAACATCTTCTTTACTCCCATTACCTTTTTTGATGTCTACATCTGGATTTCCTATATTATCTGTATCTATAGTTTTAGTACCATCATCTTCTCTATTATAATCTTCTACACTTTCATTCGGTCCTCCTTCTCCTCCACCACCAGTTGAGACACTTTTAGCTGAATTTTGTACTTTCTTTTGTCCTTTAGCTACTGCTCCCAAACACCCATCATAAGCCTCTTGACAAATTTCTTGTTTTCTTTGGAGTTGTGCTTGTTGCATCATAATATCAGATTGTTTTAGCTCAGCTATAAGTTTGGTCCCCAACATCGTAATCTCCAAATCACTAAATGAAGAAAGGGTTTCGTGTTTAAACCCTTCGTTAATTAATTTATCTACTATTTCAGCTCTCTTTAACATATGATATATTTTTATCATAATCTAGAATCAAATCTCTAGAATATAATTTATCTTCTACACTTTTTATAGTATCTCCAAATTGAAATACTAGTTTTTCTTCGTTGAGGTCCTCATTATCCGTCACCTCCCAACCTAACGCTATAATCTTATCTAAAGCGTGCTCCATACCAAAATAATCTGAGTTTTGTACTAATTCAAGTTTAATAATGCTTTTAGAAAGAACCCCAACTTTTTTTATATATTCAATTTCTGGTGGTCCTGGGTTTCCGTGTGCTGGTGTAGAGTCCCAATCATCGCCCCACAATTCATCTACTTTTGGTGAGAATATAAATTCGTAGATATTTTCTTTTTTATAGTTAGGTCCAAGCTCATTTATAAAAATAAGAAACATTTATCTAATTATATTACCTTCTTTATTAACCCCGAGTCTAGTATGTTTACCTTCAAATACTAGAGTGCCGGACTTAGTTTTATCTACAAACTTTATATTTTTATTTTTTCTCAAAACCTCACTAACTTTTAATTCTTGTTCTATTGTTTCTGAAACTCCTTCTGCTATACTTTTACTATTACTTAACATCAGTTGGCTTCTAATATAACTTTTTTTAGCAGATTCATTAAATAATTTTCTACCTTTTTCAAATTCTGATGGTTTGTAGTATTTTTTTAAGGTTTTGTTAACTCTTTTTTTTAAACTTTCTTCTAGCCCCAAATCTTCAAAAGGTGGGGGACCCATATCTTCATCACCCATATCCATGTCCGCGTCTACATCAAACTCATCATCCATACCGTATTCGTCTTCTAATTCTGGTTCTAAACGAGAGACAATATCATCTCTATCTTCATCGTCTAATTCATCTAAATCAACAGCTGATATTACCGAATTCAAAACATATTTAATCATGTCTGAATCCATTTCATCTACATATTCTCTCATCTTTTGACCCAATTTACCAGTAAGTTTTTGTATTGTCTTAAGCGTTGGTGTTTGTTCTAACTGGTCAAACCCTTCTTCACCCCCTTCCATATCTACATCTATGTCCATATCTTCACCATCCATATCCACATCTATGTCCATATCTTCATCACCCATAGGTGCTGGTGCTGGAGGTACTGGAGCTGCTGGTGCTGGAGCTGGTGGTGCTACTGGAGCTGCTGGAGCTGCTGGAGCTGCTGGTGGTGCTGGAGCTGCTGGTGGTGCTGGAGCTGCTGGTGGTGCTGGAGCTGCTGGTGCTGGAGTGGGTGTTTTTAAAACTATCTTTTCTTCTTCCTCTTGTTCAAACATAGAATCACCATAACCATTATTATATTGTTCATTAATTGGTTTCAGCATTAAATTTAATCTTTTTAATGCTGATGAATAACTTCTATATCTATTTTTTTTCTTATTAATCATCCCATTTACATGTTCTAAGTCACTTTCATTTAAACCTGATTTTACATAATAACCATCTTTTTCATGTACAATAGCATAAATTACACCATTCGCTGCTCTTTTAGTGAAAGAATTTGTACTAGTATGTAATTCAGTATTTTTAGTTGTTTCACCATATCTAGCGATTTCCATTATTCTTTTAATTTTATCTTGGCCAGTTAATTTTTCTGAACCAATTGCTTTTAATTCCCCCATTTTATTTTATTTATTTTTTATTTTAGTTATTTAATCCTGTACCTCCAATTATTGTTGGTGCAAAAGCAGTATTAGGGTTTTTATATGTCGCAGTCCCTGTACCACCAGTCATACTTACACCATATCCTGTATCATAATATGCTGTTGTTCCTGTCATAGGTTCATTACAGTCACATTGATTGCACATAAACATAACATTATTTACAGCAGTAACTCTAGATGGCACTACTGCCATATCTACTGAACTACCTGCTGCTCCTACCGTAAATAGTGTTGAAGCCGCTCCTGCAGAAAATACATATGTAAAACTTGCACTAGCCCCAGTACCTATAATTTTTGAGCATGTCCAATCGCTAACCCCTCCATTTCTAGAGGTGATGTCCTTTAGTAATACTAACTCATCTCCTCCTATGGGAGTATCTGCTATGTTTGGAAAACTTCCTCCTTGTGGCATATCTTATACTTTTCTAATAAATACTTTGATTAGGAAGAAAAAATTCTATTCTTCTAACGACAAAGCTTCATCTGTTATTTTATTTTTTAATTCTGATAGTTTTTTTAGATATCCATTCCTTCTTAAGAATTTAAATACTAAATTTTCATAAGAAAACTCTCCACTCTCCTCTAAACCACATTTTCTAAACTTCTTTAGTTTATCTTTTATTCTTTTAATCATTTCTAATGTTTCTTCTGAACTTTGTATGTATGATTTTCTTTCAACCCCATCTATCATATCCATCCAAGACAATGATTTTTTTAAAAGTTTTTGGTCGTCCCAAGTATCTTTAATTCTATTAGACGAAACTAACCATTCGTCATTTAGTACTGAGTAGACTCCTGTTGAGAAGTGGGGTTCGTTAGAGTTTTGAGCGTAAAGTTCAACTTCATAACCATATACCTCTATTCCACGTAAGGAGTTCCACATGCCCTGTTTAGCGTTAAATAATTCACGTAGAACTTTATCGTCGATATCACTACTTTCAAAATCTATTAAAACATGTAAATCTATATCCGAAAAAGAAGACCAATTATAATTAGATAACGAACCTGTCATTGTAATATCTTCCACATCTACATCAACACCAAGAAACCCTATAAAATCATCTGCTATTTCTAACAATCTTTCATCTATCTCTGGTTTTAAATGTGGCTCTTTATCGTTTTCAGAATCAGCATAGTCCCATATCTCAGGATTTAATTCATCCTTAACTTTAAAACTTTGTAATATTTTTTCTGATTCCATTACTAATAAATATTATAAAAAAAATTAAGAAATCTTTTTATACTTAAATATTTTAGCAATGTTTTTACTAAAGTACCCACCTTTACTCGGTGCTCTTCTTAATGATATTATAGTTTGTAGTGGCACATCAGTATAGGAATACTTTCCACCTTTTTTAAACTCAACAATTAATTCTTTAGTTTCTGTGTCGTAAGTGGATGATTTTAAGTTACTAGAATTGTAACTTTCTTTAATTTTTTTTTCTGTTATTTTTGTCATAATTCTCTTTATAAATAAATATCCCCCGATTGGGGGGATATTTTTATAAGAAGTTTCGAAATATTACTCTTTTACTTCTTCATACTCAACATCTGTAACTTCATCTTGCTGGGGGGCATCATTAGAGTCGTCTTCTGTTGTGTTTTGATATAATTTAGTGCTAATTTCTTGCCATGTACTAGTTAACTTTTCTGTTAAGTCTTCCACACCTTCCATATCTTCAGTCTTACAGACCTCTCTAAGTTCTTCAATGTTATTTTCTAAACGAGATTTATCATTATCGTCTAACTTATCACCAAACTCCTTAATTTGTTTCTCGGTCTGGAACATCAAAGCATCTGCTTCATTTAGTTTTTGAATCTTTTCTAGTTTATCTTTATCTGATTTAGCGTTAATCTCCGCCTCATTTTTCATTCTTTCAATCTCTTTATCAGATAAGCTACTTCCAGATTCAATTTTAATGTTTTGTTCTTTTCCTGTACCCTTATCTCTTGCTTTTACATCGATTATACCATTCGCGTCAATATCAAAGGTTACTTCAATTTGTGGAATTCCTCGTGGTGATGGTGGAATGTCTGTTAGTTGGAATCTTCCTAGTGTTCTATTGTCTGTGGCCATAGGTCTTTCTCCTTGTAAGACGTGTATATCCACAGCTGGTTGATTGTCTGTTGCTGTAGAAAATATTTGACTTTTTGATGTAGGTATTGTCGTGTTAGATTCTATTAGTGTCGTCATAACCATACCCATAGTTTCTATACCTAAGGATAGTGGTGTGACATCTAACAATAAAACATCCTTAACATCACCCATTAATACACCTCCTTGAATTGCTGCTCCCATAGCTACAACCTCGTCTGGGTTTACACCTTTAGACGGTTTTTTCTTAAATAATTTTTCAACAGAATTTTGTACTATTGGGATTCTAGTTGACCCTCCCACTAAGATTATTTCATCTATTTCACTAACCTTTATCCCAGCATCTTTAATTGCCTTTCTACAGGGGGTTAAACTTTTCTTAACTAAATCTTCTACCATTGATTCGAATTTAGCTCTAGATAATGTACGTACTAAATGTTTAGGCCCACTTTGGTCTGCTGTGATATATGGTAAGTTAATTTCAGTTGTTTTTGAATTTGACAATTCTACTTTTGCTTTTTCTGCTGATTCTCTTAACCTTTGTAGTGCTCCAGCATCACTAGTTAAATCCATACCGTGTTCAGATTTAAATTCTTTAACTAACCAATCAATAATTTTCTCATCAAAATTATCTCCACCTAAGTGAGTATCACCATTAGTTGATTTAACTTCAAATACACCATCACCGAGTTCTAAAATTGATACGTCAAATGTACCACCACCTAAGTCATATACTGCAATAGTCATATCTTTATCTTTCTTATCCATTCCATATGCTAATGCAGCGGCTGTTGGTTCGTTTATTATTCTTAGCACGTTTAGTCCGGCAATTTTACCAGCTTCTTTTGTTGCTTTTCTTTGTTCGTCATTAAAGTAAGCTGGGACTGTAACTACTGCATCTGTAACTTTTTCACCTAAATAATCTTCTGCTGTCTTTTTTAAATTCTGCAGTACCACGGCAGATATTTCTTGTGGTATATAAGATTTATCATCTATTTTAATACTAACAGTGTCATTAGGTCCTTTAGTAACACTATAAGGCATTTTTTTAGCTTCTTTACTCACTTCACTAAATTTACTACCTATAAATCTTTTAACTGAATAAACTGTATTTTTAGGATTAGTGACCGCTTGTCTTTTTGCTGGGTCACCAACCGTTCTGTCCCCGTCTTTGACGGATACGATAGAAGGGGTGGTTCTTTTACCTTCTGAATTTACAACTATTTCGGGAGAACCTCCCTCAACCACCGAAACACACGAATTTGTGGTTCCTAAATCAATTCCAATTACTTTTGTCATTTTTAATTAATTTTATTTTTATTTTTATGAAATTATTTTCATTAATTTATACTACAATTATCATACCAAAACTAATAAATCTATAACTAAATGTCAAGGTGTCTTTCTAAGATGACATTTTGTCATACTTACTAAATTTAAATAACATAATACCTTCTGTGTTGATTATTGTGTATTATATTATTAATTTTAACCATAACTAAAAAATATATATATGTCTGAAATTGATGAAATACCTAAACAAGAGCCTAGACAACGGTCGAAGGACACAACTAAAAGTTCTTCAACCCCAATATTAGATAATTTTTCTAGAGATTTAACTATGTTAGCTTCTTTAGATGAATTAGACCCTGTGATTGGTAGGAAAAATGAAATTAGAAGAATAGCCCAAACCTTATCAAGAAGAAAAAAGAATAACCCTATCTTAATTGGTGAGCCCGGATGTGGTAAAACAGCGATAGTTGAAGGATTGGCTATGATAATTCATGAAGGGAAGTGTCCTAGAAATTTATTAGATAAAAGGATTGTATCTTTAGAACTTACATCATTGGTTGCTGGTACTAAATATAGAGGTCAGTTTGAGGAAAGGATGAAAGCTGTATTAGATGAGTTACGAGATAATGACGATATTATAATTTTTATAGATGAAGTTCACACTGTGGTTGGTACGGGTAACTCTTCCGGTAATCTAGACGCTGCTAATATATTTAAACCGGCTTTAGCTAGAGGAGAAGTTCAATGTATAGGGGCTACAACATTAGATGAGTATAGAGAGAAGATTGAAAAAGATGGTGCATTAGATAGACGATTCCAAAAAGTTCATATTGAGCCGACCACACCGGACGAAACATTACAAATCCTAAAAAGTATTAAAGACAAATATGAAGACCATCATAAAGTAATTTATAGTGATGAAACATTAAAACAATGTGTAAACTTAGCAGAAAGATATATAACCGAAAGAGAATTTCCAGATAAAGCTATTGATATAATGGATGAGGTAGGCTCTAAAGTTCAATTAGATGTAAAATACCCTAAAAAAATAGAAGACCTTAAAAAGAAAATTATAGATATAAAAACTCTTAAGTTTGAAGTTGTACAATCTCAGCAATATGAAAAGGCTGCGGAAATTAGAGACGCTGAAAGAAAATATGTAGATGAGTTAGAGGTGAAAAAAAATCTATGGGAAGAAAAACAAGAACTAAATAAAATAGAAGTTACATTAGATGATGTGTTATCTGTTGTTTCGGACCTAACTAAAATTCCACTGTCTAGGTTGGGCACTAAAGATAAGAAAAGACTTCTTAATTTAGAAAATAAACTTATAAAATTAGTTGTTGGTCAAAGTGAAGCGATAGAAAAAGTATCTAAATCCATAAGAAGAAATAGTGTCGGTATTAGGGAGAATAAAAAACCTATTGGTTCGTTTATATTTTTAGGACCTACTGGTGTTGGTAAGACTCACCTCGCGAAGAAACTATCTGAGGAAGTCTTTGGTAGTGAAGAATCAGTAATTAGAGTAGATATGTCAGAATACCAAGAAAAACATTCTATGTCTAGATTAATAGGTTCTCCACCTGGTTATGTGGGGTATAATGAAGGTGGTCAGTTAACTGAAAAAATCAGATTAAACCCATACTCATTAGTTCTTTTCGATGAAATAGAAAAAGCCCATAAAGATGTTTTTAATCTACTTTTACAAATTTTAGATGATGGTTTTATTACAGACGCTTCTGGACGTAAAGTTAATTTTAAAAATACATTAATTATTATGACATCTAATATAGGTGTAAAACAAATTATGGATTTTGGTTCAGGAATTGGTTTTTCTACTAAAGCTAGAAAACAAAAAGAAGATGAACATACTAGGTCTATAATCTCTAAAGCTTTAAAAAACACGTTTAATCCAGAATTTTTAAATAGATTAGATGATATAGTAACTTTTAATTCTCTAGATAAAGTTTCTCTTAAAAAGATTGTTAGGCTTGAGTTGGCTAATTTACATTCTAGATTATTAGAAAAAGGTTACGTCTTTACGTTCGGTCCTAGTATTGTCACTCATATTGTAGAATCTGGTTACGATGAGAAATATGGTGCTAGACCTCTACAGAGAACCATCCAAACTGAAATAGAAGATTACATATCTGAAGAAATATTAAAGGGGACGATATTAGAAAATACAAAATACGTTTTAAGTTACAACAAAAAAACAGAAAAGGTTAAAATAAAGTAAAATTATCT